GAGAACTGGAAAACGTTTTATCAATCAGCCTCAATCATGGGGACGCAGCCGACAAGCATGGGGGGCGGCCCAGGTTCATACCAACATAGACCAACACGATACGGAGCACCAAGGGCCATGAGGCTTGATCAAATGCGTGGACCAATAGATATAGCTCGAGCTACCGACCCAGGTCGCCTAAATGCTAATTGGACGGGAAAAATTGGGCCAATACAACAAGAGGTGGCGCCTGGAGTGTACAGAAACGATCCTGCTTATCGGCCTGGTAAAGGGTACGGCGCGCGGAGTTATAGGCCTAGGCCTAGCTTGAGTCGCCCTCTTGATTCATCAGATTTTCCAAGCGGTGTTCCTCGACGCGCCCTTCAGGGGGACAGTCGCAGACAAATGACAGGCGATTGGTCTAAGAGGGAAGGAGCCATAGCGGAATTGTGGGAGGCTAGTAATAGAACATTACATGAAATTAGTAAATTTATAGAGGAGGACAAGAAACTTCAGCCATGGGAGCGAACACTACAGCAGTTGCAGGACGCGGGCAATTTTCTCGATAGGAGGCAGGCTGGTGGATATATTGGGCCGAACGCATATCAAGCTGGCGGAAAAGTGGGCGGCGGGGACAGTGGGTCCACCGTGAATATAAGCATAAATACTGGGGGAGGCGATAAACCTGGCGCGGCACTTACGAGCGGATCCGAGACAATTGAGGGTGATATTGGACATGAAAGAAAGCTTGCGTTAAAGATCAAGCGGGCAGTGTTAAGCGTCTTGGCTGATGAGAAGAGGGTTGGCGGTAGTATGAGAAACCCAGCGGTTCAAGATCAATAACATGAAGAATTCCGCAATATATAGCTATGATCAAAGCGTATATATCAATGGAACTGGCCTTTCTGGAATACAAAGTATAAACGGCAGTTATGGTATATCGGAAAAACCAGTAAATATCCTTGGTTACGGACACGTTAATAGTTTATTAAACCAGCCATTGCAGGGTTCGTTCCAAATTCAAAGATCATTAGTGAGCCAGGATCCGTTTTTACAATTGACGGGTAATAAAAGTTTCAGTGGAAGTATTCACTATGAGGGGGCAAACAAAAGCTCTTCATTTGGCTTTCACAGTGGATATTTGTCTTCATTCGCTGTTTCATGTAAGGTTGGAGCCGTTCCGAGTGTGTCGGTGGGAATAGTTACATATGGCGATTTGGGCAGCGGTATCATCGCAACTGGAAACACGGATTCGGCCACTCCTGCGACACAAACAATTCAAGTTCCCGATCAAGGGGGAATCAGCGTGACATGTGAGGGGTCGAGCAGCAACAGGATAACCAGCCTTACTCATTCAATTAACATCCCGCGGCAGCCTATATATGCACTACCAACAACATATCCAGATGCGCAGGCAAAATTTCCAGTACAGGTGGATATTTCATATCCAATAGAAACAAGGACAAATTTCACATTGGAAATAGACGATTATGAAACGCACAGCATGTATGATTACCTTACTGGAGTGTTGACGGGCGACGTGGATATATCAATAAAAGACGAGGCCTCATCCACCATCATGGGTTTCAATTTAAAAAACGCAAGACTGCTTTCTGAGTCCTTCAGTTCAAATGCAAACGGAACAACCAATGTGACCTTGGGGTTCGGGAAGTATTATAATATACAGGACACGAGGCCAACTTTAACTGATTAGCGTATGGCATTTTTAAGGTACGAGGACGTTTTATTACAGGTGAACGGCGAAAGCATGTTGGCTACGAGCGCTTCCGTAGGCGTCGGGGCTGACACGGTGCCCGTTAGATTGATAGACGGAAGTCTTCATCGTTATGCGCCGCAGGGAGGAATACGGGGCCAACTTTCTTTTCAGCATTATTTAACTGGGGCGCTGCCGAGTTTTTTAAATGTAACTGGAGTTACGGAGGATACTGTTGCGGGAAGTTTAGGTGGCATAACATTTTCCAATGCCTATTTGACCTCATCATCTTTTTCCGTATCTCCTTATTCGCCTGTTTTGGTTAATTCTACTTTTGACATTTATGGTCCCCTGGGCGGTTCAATTACCTCAAATTATGACGCGGAACTAAAGAGGAGCGAGTATTCTCATGGGATAAGATCGTTCGTGAATGGGCTGGGGGGTCAGATCAATACCACCTTAAGTTTTAATTATAGCGTTAAGGCTGACAGGACTCCAGTCTATCTAATAGGCGATACCTTACCAGATAGAGTCGCAAAGCAGGAAGTCGAGATTCACATGGCGCTAAGAGGCAACAGTATTGGAAGTCAGCTGGAAACTGCGGGCAATGAGGCCAATCTTGTGTGTAATATATTTGACATAAACGGCACCGCGCCGTTGCAAAAATTTAATTGTAGCGGGCAAATTACAAACCAAACACTGGAAGTATCTGCCCAGGGATATTTAAACGGAAATATTTCGGTAACCCAGGCTTTTAGGTAACATGAGTATTCGAATTGATAATAGCAGTGCCCAGTATAATAAAAACATATCGGGCGTTTCGGGCTGGAGTCTTGGCACGACATACGCTAAGTTTGATATAGCTTATTTTACTGGTCATGACATGATTACGGACGACCAAAACAACCCGCGGCAAACCATTAAGCCCGCTCATTCGGGGTATTATTATTGCACCGAAGGGTATACGCAGGCATCTGACGTGGCGAGCCTAGCAAACTCGCCAACTGGCGCCTCATCAAAGTGGACTCAGAGCTTTTTCACTACACCTTCATATTCATCTTCTGTAAGTTTCGTGGCGAATAACAATAGAATTGATTTCGGAGACGGGTACTTTTCCTTGATCCCCAAGGGCGTTAACAGTATTCATGCGAATTTTAACTTAGAGTTTCCGACAAGAACCAACAGCGAGACAAGGGCTATTACGCATTTTCTGGAAGGTAAGGCTCTCTCGCTGCATAGTGGCGCCGCTAGTGGAATAACTGGATATGGGGGCGAGCCCCAAAACAGAAGCATCACTGGTTTTAACTTCACTCCGTTTTATCCATATGATCAAACGGGGAAATATTTTTGCGATCAATTTAATCATTCATATGTTTTTTATAATGTCAATGATATATCGGCAACGTTTATAAACGATACAAACAGCGTAACCGATTGGGCTTCAAGGCTTATTCCCTCAGGCAATACTTCGGGGGGATGGGAAATTGGAAAAACTTATAAAAAATATGATATTGCACATTTTAGTGGGCACAATATAAAGTCATACAGTGGCTATTTCTACTATAGCGGAGAAAAGCCTACGGTCGCAGCGACAAGCAACGGTCCGTCTGGGGTAAACTCCGAGTGGACACAAGACGCTTTTTTCTTTAAGCCGTCAAACCAGTTCAACATAAACAAAAATATTAGAGTAAACAAGGCAGATTTTAAAAATAGTTTCACTCAACGCCATGAAGATGGTCTCAATCCAAACAGGTTGAAACTTTCCATGACCTTCGATAACAGGAGCAATGAGGAAGCTATGGCAATAAATCATTTTCTTTTAAGCAAAGATGGCCATAAAGTATTTCATTTCGAGGTTCCGCAACCCTATTCTCAATTAAAGAATTTTGTTTGTGAGAGCTGGAACCACGTGGTCAACTTTGATGATAGTCATACTGTACAGGTGCAGTTTGAGGAAAACCCGCTGGACCTAACATTGAATCAGGAGCGTGTGTTTAGAACCGTGTTGCATGAAGCGGACGACCAGTCGCAGCATTTTTTAGCTTCGGCTTATGTCGGGGCGTCAGGGCCAGCTCCAAGGCCTATTGTGGATTTTGGGGCCTTCATGACTGGATTTAGGTCTGGTACTGGGTTTTATTTGATAAACAGTGGTGAGCAGCAAATTATTTCTACATTAACCCTATCTGGCGCACACGCCTCGTCTGGGTTATTCAATTTTAAGGAGAATAGATTTAACTCCGACTTTACGGTAGTTAGTCCGAAGGAGGCGGTTTACGAACTAGACCCTAAGGATAGCGGATTTTTTGAGATAGAATTTGTAACAACTGGAATAACTGGGTCACCATTAGCAGATATTGGGTACGATACAAAGGAGAGTCAGTTAATTATCGAAACAACAGACAGATTTTTCTTCGCCGATCATAGCGGCGACTTGATTATTGATTTGGTTGGCGCCGCAAGGGAAAATGCAGCCCCTGGCGTTCCTAAAAATTTTAGAATTGACCTAGTCGAGGACACATTGAAAGTTACTGGCACATGGGAGTTGCAGGAGCCCTATACTGCCACGGGGGTAAGCCTGCAATGGTCAACTGCATCAAATTTTTCAACAATCGATCACGAATATATTCTAAGGCACGAGCCGACTGGTATATCTACTTTTGAGCACGAAGGTTTGAGTAAAAATACAACTTATTATTATCGGGTTAAAGCTGAAAATATAGATATTGCTGGAGGTAGAAACATCAATTCTTCAGCGTGGGTCACTGGGTTTACAACAACACACGAGCAAGTCCCCCTAGTCGTCAATATAAACAAGCCCATCGATTCTACCATGCATGAAAACCTTAATCTAAGCGGCCTGGCGATGTACAGATTGGCTCAGCTTGGGTATTCTAATATAAATAATTTTTCAGGGGTGCATTTTTTGATAAATGACAATTGCTATATTGCGTCAATGGATCCAGATCTTCCAGCGCTTGACAGCGGGAGAGGCTTAAAGCCGACGACCGCAAATGGCGCATCGGATCCCGCATTGCCGATACTCATAAAGGTATCTCAAAGTGCCGCAATCGTAGGAGCAGCGGGAAAGGGGGGCGATGCGTCGAATCTCGAAACGAAAGCGGCGGCAATTTCTTATGAAGTAGTGGATGACCAAAAGCCCGCTGCGGGACCAGGGATGCATTTAACCAAATCCCAGGCAAGACTAGGGTCAGTGGTAGAATTGGCGGGCATAGGTCCAATCGCAACAAGATCCACCAAGGGAAAAATGGATGGAAAGTATTTATTGCCATACGGGGAGGTTGATGCACTTTCAACGGAAAACCATGTGCCTGAAAGCGGGCAAAACGGCGGTACGGCCCTTTTTATTAATCCAGATTATAGCGTGGGGAATTCCAAGGTTACAATTCAGTGCGAAGGCTTTATTCTTGGTGGTGGTGGAGGTGGTGGCGTCGGGGGAACTCGTTATGATAACTTAAAATTTTTAAAAGGAGCCGCTGCGCCGACACGGCGCGGCTGGATAAGGCCAAGGAGCTCCCAGGAGGGCGATTATGTGAGGCAAAGGCCAAAGAGCAGCCTACAAATGAAATTAGGTTTCCCAGCAATGGGGCATGTTAAGCAGAAAAATTATCAATGGGGTTTTGGTGTGGAGGGCTCTCTTGAGGTAAGGCCAGGTGGTGGTGGTGGTGCTGGAATGGGGGTATCCCGTGAGCTTATTTGGGAGAGATGGGGAACTCGGGGCAATGGGGCGGAGATTGCGATGCCAAACGCTTGGGTTGGTCCACGTGAGCATGGAACTTTGAACTTGATAGGAGATAAAACTATATATATTAAGTTTGCGTCTGAGATGGGTGGCGACGTAGGCGTCTTTGAAAATCCAGAAGGAATGGTGGGTTCATTGGTCGGGGGCTTTGGTGGGGCAGGCTCAACGAAGGTTTTATCCAGGGCTGAAGGGCACATCATACTTCACGATGCTTCTGGGCTAATGTATAGGGGCCATGATGATACTATGAATGAAAGTAATGCTGGAGGCAGAGGTGGTGACGGAGGGAGCTTCGGGCAAGACGGCCAAAACGGACAACATCCTCAACAATTTTTTGCATCAAGATATATTGGACAGAAAGACAGGGGTGCTGATGTTGGCGCCGAGCCAAGAAATTTTGGCTATGGTGGGACGGGTGGATGCTGCATTGATATCCCGAGTGGAGTTATATTGGACTTTGGTCCTAGCGGAAATCTTCCAGCTAGCGGCCAAGACAATAGAAGCGAGGTTGACGCTAAAAATTCGGAACTCACAAGAAACAGCGTTGGCGTTGGGGGGTATATGACACCGAGAATGACCTCCGCAACCACAAGTGATAAAAATGACGTGGTTCATAGCTACACGAACAAGGCCGCACTTGGTGAATTATATGGTGACAGTTCGAGGCATTATAATATTTCTGGAGTTTTGGGCGCTGGCAACGATGGCGCAGGTACGGTTAACGCCATGAATGGGACTTATCCAGCGTGGAAAGCTTTCGCTCGAGAGATAGACGGTGATTTTACAAGTTACGCATTGTTTGATCAGGGAGAATTCCCGTATTATCTCATTTATGATTTTGGAAAAGATAACCCCAGGGCCGTGAGGAGTTATAGTATAACCAGTGCTGGTGCCAGTTTCAGCTATTACAGTACCGATGCACATGCAAAGACTGTCCTGGGTGAAACTTTTGCGCCTATTGGATGGGAGTTGCAGGCTAGCAATAAGCAAAGCGCCCTTAAGGATAGTGACTATGTTATTTTGCATGAAGTAAGAGTGAGTGACAGTATGGGCTCTATCTCTCAACCTGGATTAGTCTCAAGGACTAATAGGCCGATGGGAACCAGTAAAACTGACGACGCCGCAACTAGCAATTACATTAGTATTCCTGGGTTAATCAGAAGATACGAGCTTGACAATGTGGCGCCATATAGATACTATAGATTAAAGATATTAAGCGCGGAAGGATATCAGAACAAGGTTAAGATTGCTGATTTCGGACTAAGGGATGGGAATAATTCATATGCTGGATTTATAACTTTAAGATAAAATGGGAGAAGAAACTAAAAGAAATGTAAGGTTGGTCTCGGCACCCGAGCCAATAAGCACAAAAAAGCTTCAGGATGAGATTATCAGCCTTGAGCCAAGTACGGTTTTGGAGATGTTTGAGCTTGAGCTTGGGCGTTTTAGCGGGAAATCATTTAGGTTTCATCCAGGAACAGTTTTCAAGGGAAACTTAGTTTTTGATGAAAAAGTTTACCATGCGCTTCCTATTGAGGTTGATCAGTTTGAGGTGAAGGGGGATGGCTCCCTGCCGCGGCCGCATTTAAGGGTTTCAAACGTGGATGGAGTTATATCTAATATAATGGAGGGCTATGATGACTTTGTTGGCTTAAAAATAAAGAGGATAAGAACGTTTTTAAAGTTTATTGATAGTAAAAATTTCAGACATGAGGAGAATCCGTTTGGTGCTCCAGATCCAACTGCTAGGTTCCCAGACGATATTTATGTCATCAATCAAAAAGTTGCGGAAAATAAAAATTTAGTTGAGTTTGAGTTAGTTTCCCCCTTAGAAATGGATACCGTCAAGCTGCCTGGAAGGCAGATAATCTCAAATTATTGCACATGGGTTTATCGTGGAAACGGGTGTCATTATGGCAATTCCTTTGTTCGGCCACCAAAAAAATTCTTTCCCTCTGATTCATTACAGGCGCGCGGCGATCCAATAGCTGATGAAAAAGACAAGGAATTTGTTTCTACGAAGGGATACGGATTTTCCACGGAGGGTAACGCGACTTGGCAGGACGATTTTACTACTCCATTTGTCGATTCTGGAATTTATAATCGTACTGGAGTTTACTCTAGTGGAGATTATGTGCGAATAGGTAGCGCGGAAAGCCAGGAGGTTACAATGTTTTTCGTTGCAAAACCCACGGGATATGCCGTTACTTCTGACGGGGGCTCTGATTTTTTCAATATCTCTGGCTCGGATCCAAGGATTGATACAGAAAATTGGGTACGAGATCAGTGCTCAAAAACTCTAAGCGGGTGTATGTTAAGATTTGGATCATGTAATGCGGGCTTGCCGTTTGGGGGGTTTCCAGGTACAGATAGGTTCAAGTTTTAATAAATGGACGTAAATTTTAAAAAAATAATAAAAACTCATGCAGAGTATGTTGACGGCGAAGAATGTTGTGGATTTTTAGGACTTGATAATTTATATAGCCCAAGAGTATTGCCGTGCGATAATATACATATAGACAAAAAAAGATTTTTTGAGATTAGCGCTGACGATTTTTTAAAGTATAAAAAAAAATTCAATATACTTGCCACGTATCATTCTCACCCAACCGCTGGTTGTCAGCCGTCTGAATACGATAAGGTTATTTCTGATGAATGGGCTCTTCCGTCTTATGTTTATTCAGTAAAGGCTAAGGAGTTTTTTCTTTATTTTCCGAAAACCTACAGGCCGCCAGAGCTGCTGGGCAGGGTTTATGTGAGCGATTTGCAGAATTGTTTTAGATTTGTTGTAGATTATTACAACAAGATAAACGCTTTGGGTTTTATGGATTTTAATTACTGCTTGGATAAAAATGGGGACAGGTTTGGGGAAAAAACGATATATACAATAAAAAATTTCATAAAAAAGAACAAATTTTATGAGGTTGGCGAATTTCAAAAGCATGATTTACTGCTATTTGAGACGAATTCAACGGGATTTTCTCATTTCGCAGTATTTATTGGTGACAATAAAATTGTTCATCACGAAAGAAAGAGGCTGTCTACCGCCACGATGCTAGACGAAAAAAGCATTAAAAACATTTTTAAAATTTTCAGAAATCCTAAGCTTAGATCATAAAAAGGTGTATATCTATTTTAGGTAAAAGGTATGAAGAAGCTTATATTTCATGGTCACTTAGCGCAAGAATTCGGGAAAGAGTGGGAGTTAGATGTTGAGTCCCCGATGGAAGCTCTGCGCGCAGTAGAAGCTAATACTGGTAAGCTAAGGAGTTTTTTGATAAATAAGTGTCAGGAAAACATAGGCTTCATGCTTAAAATTGAAGATGAGGCCATATTAAATAAGCAGGAACTGTACTGCAAAAATCCAAAAGCAAAAATATATCACTTTATGCCAGTAATCCAGGGTAGTGAGTTTATTACTTGGACTGCGATTTTCAAGGCTATACTTTATGCGGTCATCGCAGGTTTGATAATGCAGATGCTTTTTAAGCCGCCCAAACCTTCAGAGGAAAAGGGAACGAAATCATTTCTATTCACTGGGGCGGAGAATGTCGCCGCGCAGGGCATTCCAGTTCCGCTTGGATATGGAAGATTGAAAGTTGGGTCCAGGGTTGTGAGCGCACAAATGCGACACTATCCGTTGCCAAAAATTGATTCCGCCACTGAAAGCTCTGAGGGTCTGGAGTTTAACAAGTGGGGCCAGATAATAAATCTATCAGGGCCACATAAGGACTTTCAGGTGTCTACGGAAGTTAGGTCAATTATAACCCCTCGCGGGGCCTTTAATCTGAAGGCTAGACTCGGGAAGACAGATCCAGGAGACTGAGCATGGGCGAAGGAACTAAAGACGCAGGAGTAGGAAGGCGCGCACAGGGAAATTATGTGCCGTATCTAGAGAGGCTAAAGGAGGCTCTGGGCACTGAGAAAGCTGAAGTGGGGCGCACTCCGCCAATCGATTCATTCAATAAGGGGACGGATGATGAAGATTATTTCGAATCTGCGTCAGTTGCAAGAATTGTAGATGTGATTTGCGAAGGTCCAATTGAGGGTTTTGCGGATAAAAATGGAGATTCGATAAAATTTTTCCCTCAAAACAGGATGGATAATATTGATTATCTCCAATCTGTTTATTTAAACGATGTGCCCGTGGTAAACAGGGAAAACGGAACCTTTAATTTTAGAATTTTTGATGCGGATTTTCGCAGGGGCATGGTCGACCAGGCGCCACTTGGGGCGGGCTATGGGACTACTGGGCAAACAACCCTCCTTAGATCGCTTTTAGTGCCAGCCAATAGTTGGAAATACAGCAACACCAACCTGGCAAAATACATTTTCCATGAAGCCGCTCATCTTAGAACGGGTAGGGAAATGAATGCGGACTGGAGTGCTAATGGTCCTAGTACTGGTGCCGAAGGTAGCCTTAGGGCGATGCAGAGGAAAATGGTTGAGACGGTTGAAGGCGAGGAAAAGTGGAGGGCCAAGGAGACACTCGCGAGAAACCTCCCGAGTCAAGCGTTTAGAACTCTTCGAGAAGCCGAAAGACACTGTTTCCCAATTTCCCATGTAGTTACAAATCCACTAGTGGAGGCGGTTACGGTTAATATTATCATACATGTTTTGAGTGCAACACATGTTGGAAAAAGGTCAACCGCGGTCATCGAAAATGAAGCTCACTTTATGATCTATGTTGGAAACGAGGGGGAGGTTAATTTACTTACTCCCCCATTGTTTGAGGTTACAGATCCATTGCCTGGTGGTAGCGCCAAGGGTGTCTGGACACCTGGCCAGCTGCTTGTTAATGATGCAGGTGGCTATTTTTTGAGAAGAATTAAGGGCTTAGCCACAAGTGACTATATTTTTGAAAGTCTTATACATTTGCCGCCAAATCCGAATAAAAGAAACAGAATTATAAAGGTTTTTAGGATAGATGCAGATATGGGGTACAAGGTCGCCGCGCCAGTCTTGACTTGCAGCTTGCATTCAGTGACGGAATTTACCCCTTATAAGTTAAGTTATCCTCATTCCGCATTAATTGCCTCAACAATAGACGCTAGATCGTTTGCCGATATCCCCAGCAGAAAATTTGATCTGAAGTTGCAGAAAGTTCGTGTTCCGTCAAATTACATTCCAGATACAAGGGAATATATCCAAAACTGGAATGGAAGATTAAAGCAAGCATCTGATTCGAGTTTGACCGATGACGTTGACATGATGGTGTCGATGCTTACCAGGCAGCCCGTACAAATTCAACAAAATAGCAATTTGGTGAAAATAAAGACTGCGGTAAAGAGATATGGTACAGGTAGTATATTTTTCCCTTCCTCGCTAGGCAAGACGATGACAGGAGATCCTGATCGAGCCGCAGATGGAACGCGAGATATAGATAAGGTATTACGGTTAAGGGGCCCCCTTGGCTCGAAAAAGTCAATGATTACTCGGGAAGTAGTTAATCACAGGGGCGAGAGCATTGGGAGGCAAACTCTTCAAATTGGAGATTTTGGTTTTAGTGATTTTACTATTGAGTTTTATGTAAAGGTGTCTGCGACTCAAGTTTCGACAATGTATGCACTTAATGGTGGTGCCGCCGAAACCTATGGCGACAGGAAACTCGGGAAAGTTTTGATCGCGTCGGATCAAAATGCGTCAACAGGGCACGGTTTCACTCCAGACGTTAGTGGAAAAGATGAGGTTGGGGAATTTATCGATATGGCTGGTATTGTCTTACCCGAGTTTACCTATTCAAACTCAGCGGGCTCGCAGATTAAAGATGAGGCTAAGGGGATTATAAGGTCTGGGTGGAGAGTGGAAATTGGCACGGGTCACGTTGGCAAGGGGGACAATTTCATTGGCAATATTCATTTCCAGCATTTTACTACTGGCGGATACATACTGAAACGTGGCGGGACATATGACGTTAGGCAAGAGAAACAAACAAAAAAGATGCTTGATATTAGAGCTGATGTTAATGTGGCAGACGACGCGTGGCATCACGTTGCAATCGTCAAGCAGAGCGGGGAGATTAAGATTTTTGTTGACGGGGAGTCGAAAACACTGAACACCGTTGGGGGAGGTGTATCACCTAAGCCTGAGCACAGATATTCCACTGGAATTGACTTTGCTATCGATGGATTTAGGTATTTATCAAGCAGAGGTCAGGGTGAGGGCGGATTAGACTTGGTGGGCAGGGGGGAAATTTCAATTGGCGGTGGAAGTGGTGGAGACGCGGGCTTTAGAAATAATTATTATGGAAGGGAGAGGCTTAATACCTTTAACGGTTATCTGGATTCTATACATATCGTCAGGAGAGCTAAGTATACAGATAATTTCGATACAGTAGAACATCCCAATGGTGGACACGGCGCGTTTCCAGATCAGCTCGGTGATTTAGTCGGTAATGAAATCCCTTCACTGGTATATTTGGAGTGTGACGGAGACAATGACTCTACAGATATATTCGATTCTGCAACACAATTGGTCGATATGCGGTTTCAGACTGGATTTTCAACAGACCATGGCGGCGGACTTTTGCAATGGACGGATAATCCAGCGTGGATATTTTATGATTTGATGACAAATACAAGATATGGACTTGGAAAGTATAATGTCAAGCCAGATGCGGTAGACAAATGGAATTTGTATGAAATTGCAAAATATTGCGATGAAAAAGTCGTAACTGGATTTCAGTCAAAACATACTCCGAGAAGATTTACAGTTACCCCAGGAAGCAGCATAATGACCATTGAGGGTTTTAGTAACCAGTCTGAATTTGAGAGGGAATTTCCAGAATATGAGACTATAGCAATTTATGGGTTGGATGATAATCGGGGACCCGTCCACAGAAGAATAAAATATATGAGAACCGCCTCTACGGAGGAGACGCCTAACATCCAATTGACTCCAAATGTGGGCTACGGCAAAAAAAGGACAAGCGGCGATCATCTCAATCAGTTGATTAGTTACCTGGGGGATAGCGGGCCTGACTCTCCTGGTTCTGCAAAAATACAACTGGTTAGGCTTTTATCTGTAGAGCAGGCATTTTTAATACAGCCAGACTTGGTGGGAAAAATTTATTCACTCAAACTAAGGCTTGCTGCTGGCACCGACAGCACAGAGGGCGGCAACGCAACAACCAGGGCAGCTTCAATAAAACAGCTTGTATTGGATTATATCGAAGATCCTGCAAATGCTGGCTCAGCAGTCTTTAACGAGTTTGAAAAGGGGGTCGAAATCAATAGCACAAGCGTTTCAGGTTCTTGCGCAGCGGAATTTGAGTCATCCTACGACATTCTTGAACCAAGATTTACCGCAAACTTATATTTACAATCTTCAATGGATGCCTATAAGACTTTGAACGATTTAGCCTCGGTATTTCGCGGCATGACTTACTATGCCTCTGGTTCGGTGTTTGCCTCGTTTGACAAGAAAAGGGATCCAGTAATGATGTTTACAAACGCAAACGTTAAAGATGGCATTTTTAATTATGCTGGCTCGGCGAAAACCGAAAGGTATACCGTGTGTACGGTTCGTTTTCAGGATAAAACCGAAGATTTCAAGCAAAGAATTGAATATGTGGAAGATCCAACGGGAATCTCAAAGTTTGGCTTGGTAGAAAAAGACTTAGTTGCGTTTGGTTGTACCTCGAGGGGACAGGCTCACAGATTGGGCAAATGGTTCCTGATAACCTCCCAAATGGAAAATGAAACCATTGCTTTTGTCGGTGGTCAGGAGGCGAGTTTTTTAAGGCCAGGTGATGTTTTCAAGGTAATGGATAAAACCAAAACCCAGTCAAGGTATGGTGGCCGAGTTGTCGCCATTGATGGAGATACCATAACCATTGACAAGGAAATTTCTCATGATGACAAGCTAAACATCGCAGGCTCCGTAATAACCCTGTCAGTTGCGAGAGGCTACGAAACCTCCGAAAGCCTAGATGTAAAGACGAGAATAGACCTAGACGAAGATGGCTTTTTTGATGAAACAAGAACCGTGTCCGATCGCGATATTGCTAACTTAAGAAGGGCGCAAGTTGCTGAATTTATAATTTCGTCTGTTGAACAAAACGCAAATGTTCCTACGGAGCACACCGTGCTCAGGATTAATAAACCAGGCAATGGTGAGCCTTCTGGTTTGGCAAAGGTCAAGATCGGAACTTCGTGGTCGATAAAAAACTCTGATGACGCATTGCTGATACGGGGGAAATTTTATAGAACAATTAATATCAAGGAAAATTCTGTATCCGAATATGAGGTTGTGGGGCTAGAGTATCATCCAGAAAAATTTGACATAATTGATAAAGAGGGCAAGCTTCGAGCAAGGACAGCGAAAAAAGTTAAGGAAGTAGCGGTAGAGACAGAATACCTTCCTCCTCCTGACGTTACTGGCGTTAGTGTTGATTTTGGGGATGGGTTTGAGCTTGATGGTACGGAGACAGAGCCCCCAGAGGGAACGGAGGGGGGCGGCACGATGCCTGCTACTGATTCTACTCCATCAACAGATCCCCTTGCCGACGAAAATGAACCGCCACCCCAGACAATGGGTTCGCGTTATCCGACTGAGAAAAAGCGAAGTTTAAACGGGGAGAGAAAGGGCAAGAAGCCAGCTCCTACCGAAAGTCGGGTAGCACATATAAGTTGGGATTCTGTGCCTAAGGCTGCTCACTACGAGGTGCGTATCACAACACGCGAAAATAATTTATCCCTTAAGGAAGATCTTGGCGTCTCAGCGAAAGATCTTGGACCGAAGACAACAGTCATAAAGGTGAAGGCAAAAACCCCCGTAAGTCTAAAGCCCGATGGAGAATTGGCGGAAGATGAGCCCACGGTTGAAAATACCAGTGTAGTTGTTCCAGTTGGAGATGTCCAGGGGGAAGTTGAGGTGGTTGTGTTGGCCGTGGATGAAGAAGGTAATAAAAGCGAAAATGAAGATGTTGGAGATCCGTTTGCAGACGCGGTCGAAATTGACAATAAACTTGATGGAGGGGAGACTCCATAATGCCACCGATTAAGACATCCGTATTCATTCCCCCAGTTGATTATCAGGCTGTGACTGGTAAAAGCTGGAGTATAACGGGCATGAAGATTGGTGGTGCCCATCAGGATGCCGCGCTAACTTCCAACACTACGGGCCTAGCCTTCAAGTGGCATGCCGCATCGCTTGTGACGGACGACGATCCTATTGGAATTGCGGCAACTGGTATTTATAGCGCAAGCGGGCAATATCATTCCCGTGACCTTAATATTGACTGGAAGCTTTTACATCCGAGACAGATTGGGGTTGGAACTGCGGAACAATTTCCAGTTTCCAGAAGTGCTCTCAATGATACATACCTTGACGGTTTTGAGATTAATGTCCTTGATATGGATGGCAACCTCAAGACGGGAATAAATTATATTGATGATGGAAGTATATCCGTTGTCAATATTTTATCTGGTGGCAGTGGCTATGTTAAGCCAGTTATTAGCGTCGTTGGCGATGGTACTGGGGCGTTTGTTACTGGCTATACTGCGGGAACGGGAGTGTCTTCGACAAGTGGGGGTCCGATAGCGGAAGGAGTCACCTTTACGAGCGGAGGTAGCGGGTTTGGTTATGTCACTGGAATATCGCGCTTGGAGATTTTCAGTGGCGGCTCAGGCTATACCAGGGCTGGTACTACTTTCACCATAATTGACGAGTCAGGTAATGGTGCTGGCGCTGCAATTCAAATTCATGAAACGGGATTGGGCAAAAGGTATGGCTATCATGAAGACACCAGTATACAAATCTCCCAAGCGCTAAACTCGAGAATATTTGGTGAGCCGACCAGGAAGTACCAGGTTGAAGTTATTTCGCAGGATTATTTCGGAATAAGGGCTACTGGAAGAATTATTGTTGATTGTCCCGCGCCCACGCTGGGAGGAGTTTCCATTATGGAGGCGAGCGACAAGATCGTTTTTGGGTTCACTTCGCCGACTGGAAATATTTTAAAGAAAAAAGCGTTTGAAGATATAAGCCTGGAGGGCATCCAGATTCATAGGGGAACGCGTAAAGATTTTGAAATTATAACTGGCGAGCAGCAGGGGTCTACTTTATTTCATGGAGTTGGCATAGGGTCGGGCCCCCGCAGACTGCGAGGCTTGGCACCCCATGGCGACCAAGCGGGAGGGGTTGAGCTTGGTAGTGAGTTCTTTTCTGAAGAGGAAAGATTTAGCGGTTTTTATTACAAGTTTTTACCAGTAGACGCTTTTGGTACGGGCGTTGCTGTCGGGACTGATACTGCCGTAAGGATATCTGATGAATTTTACAAGCCCGAAATTCCCGCAGACTTTAAGCTGATTGTTGAAAAAGATGAGACAATCGGAACGGACATCCTGGGTAATACGATCACAAATACTTATTTAAGCTGGAAAAAAGACAAGGCGTTTACGGCGAAAGAGTATGAGGTTGTGGTGGAAAGTGTTTCTGAAAAGGACTCTCATGTTATTACGCTGTCTGCTCCGAATGTTTCAGGTATCGACTTTATGTTAAGCGGATCGGGAGCTTCGCGTGCAGACTTGGATGAAAGAGCAACTGTTCAATTAGGAGATTTAAGAAGCAGAAAAATATTTGATGTGTTTACCCCTTATGGCGCAAAGGGTATAGCGTGGGCGGAGCACACCGTCTTCCTTGATCATAATTATTTACCGAAGATTGGAGATAAGTTTGATAACATCGATATTGCGGAGGTTCCCGCTGGTAACTCGGAGAGTGGGTATCTTTATTGGACTGGCGCTCAAAAAACTGGAAACCCATTTGGCGAAGGGCAGGGAGGTAATTCTGCTACCACGAAATATGTTGGAGATGACGGTTTTCTTGCAGGGCAAGGCAAGGCTCTTCTCGTAAAAAGAATTGGAAATGAGATTGTAACAGAATATGAGCCAAGAACAAAAATCCCAACTAGAGCTGGTTCTGATTATTCATTTAAAGTACGTTCCGTTGGTGATCATGGCGAATATTCCAACTATAGTGAAAAGGTTAATTTTACAGCTAGTGGTTCATCTAGTCACTTTGTGTTTGACCCAAGCAACGTCCAATTGAGGGTTGGTGGCACGGGTGACATAACTATTGAGGGCCCGTTTGTAACAACGCTTGGAGGTAGTGGAATAACGGCTAAAGGCACTGGCGTGGTGGTGGTGGGCGGCATAGACAATAGGGTTACTGGCGAGCTATCTGCTATCGTTGGCGGGTCTGGAAATAGAATACAGGGTGAGATTGATTCTCCTGGGCAGTATCCTGAGCAATTGTTTTGGGGCCCAGAGTCCTCTTTTATAGGCGGCGGACTTAGAAACATAATTTCTGGAACCCGTAACGTTTTAGTTGGCGGAGAAAATAACTTGATATCTGGAGATGCTCAAGGAATGGTGGGCGGTTATAGTAATATAATATTCTCACTGCATCCGCATGATTTTGCCGCACGAGGATCGGGAGATCCTGGCGGTGATACATTCGGAACAGTTATTAGGGAAGATTCTTTTATCGGGGGAGGTGCAGAAAACACTCTGTCTGGGTATGGATGTGTTATTCTTGGTGGTGCTGATAACAATATTGGTATACAGGTGACTCCCAATCAGGCGAGCGCTGCTCATACAAATATCGCCAATCCGACTATGGCGGGGAGAAATTACACTTACTATGCCGCGATTGCGGGCGGCAGGTCGAATCAGATTTTTGCGCCATATGGCTTTATTGGTGGAGGGTGGAACAACATTATTTGGGAGGGCACGAACGCCGCAAATCAAAACTATGCCACAATAATTGGCGGTAAGTATAATACGATCAGCGGAAAGAGTCAGGGTTCTGTTATTCTTGGTGGACAACATAACTGGATTGGTGATGAGGTTGCTACAGGGAGTTCTTTGAATTCTATAGTTGGTGGAAGCTACTCCAGGGCTCGTGCAGCAAAGAGCATTGCATTGGGGACTCTTGCGTATGCCGATCACCAAGGATCAATGGTACTGGCAGATGGGCAGGGGTTGAACGAGGGCGCAATAAAGACGGACAGCTCAAATCCTAACTTTCAATTAAAGGGGAGCGTAGCTCAGGATTCTTTGAATTTATTTTTTAATGGCGGAACGTGGTTTCGGAATGGGCATATATATACTTCTGGTGATGTAACAGTTTCTGGAGACTTAACCGTCAAGGGCAGTTTTACTTTGGGAGATGCAACGACTGATACGCTAACATCTGTCGGAGAAATAACTGTAACTGATTATATTTCTGGGCTGAGCGGATATTTTGGGAAAGTGGGGATTGGTTCATCGACAATTGATGAAGAGGCAGTCCTCCAAGTGACTAAACCTGACGTAGCGGATCCCTCGAGAACAGAAGTGGCGAGGTTTATGGCTATTACTGCCGCTGGTAACACAAATTCAAGCCTAAGAGTTTCTAGCGCTGTTGCTGGAAGTCAGACATCTGGCAGATACGTAGATTTGTCAGTATTTGATCATAATCCCACGTCGAGACCATTGATCCTACAGAGAAATGGGGGCCAAGTTGGAATCGCGACCTCTCTGCCTGATGGGGCGACACTAAAGGTTAATGGTGCTGCCAGTATAACAGGCGAGCTCAAGGTCGCTGGTCAGGGTAGGTTCGCCGACCACGTGTACGTGACTGCCAACGATAAGGGCTACAATCTTGCTACCACTGCTGGCGTCGTCTTTACCGCGCTAAAAGCGGACGCTGGGAACCTGGTACAACTGGGGTACAACGCAGTGGCCAATTACCGCACCAACATCATTGGCGATGGCATAACGTTCGCTCCGCGGGATGTGATTGGCCAAGAGTTCCAGCAAATGATGATCACTGGAGACGATAACATTGGCTCCAATGGCCGTGTTCTCATCGGCGAAGGTTATGGCGGCGCTGGAGCAAAGTTGACGGTTAGCGGCGACACAAGCATAACGGGAGAACTTCGCGCTGTCGGGAGTGGATTGTTTGTTAGTGATGGTGGCGGAGACACAACAGGGTATAGGGTTGGAATAGGCACTACAAATCCATTGTCTGGCCGATTGTCTGTATTAGGCAGTGGGTATTTTGCTGACGGCATTGTTTTTGGAGATGGGACTTCACAAACTACTGCGGGTGGTGCTGGTGGTGGAAACTTTGACGGCGCAGGGGCTGCTGGATATGTTGCTAGTTTTACGGATAGCGACACGTTGCAAACAGGAGGACTTTATAATCTGGCTGGTGGAAATGTGGGCATTGGGGTGATTACTCCAGAGGCCATGCTTCAGGTAAATGGTGACACAAGTATATCAGGAGAATTAAGCGTAAAGAATAATACATATTGGTTGGATCCAGACAGTACTGACATAATTGCTAGACTGCATGACAGTAGTGACGACGGAGTTTTTGATGTTTATCGAAACAATTCACCAACAATAAGGTTGCACGGTAATGGCGATTCTTTTATCAAGGGAGGGGCTGCTAGTTTAGTTGGAATTGGTACGGATACTCCAACAAACGCTTTTCATGTCAAAAAAGACATTGATGATTTTATAGTCAAAATAGAAAATGATGGAAACGCTGCTGCTGCAGGCGGATTACATCTAGATACCAGATGGAATGTAGAAGGAAACTATCCTCTGAAAGTTACTACAAATAGTGAGTCAAAAAGCTTGTTTGCTATTGATGCGATAGGTAGAGTTTTAATTGGAGGTGGGGTTGGGGGAGATTTAAGCGCCATGTCTACGTTGGGCGGAAATACTCTGCTCACGGTTAGTGGTGATGCCAGTATAACAGGAGAACTTCGCGTTAACAGAAGCGGCTTGTTTGTCGGCGATATGGGTGGCGATGATCTGACTAGGTATAGAG